ACTCTGATGGATCAAATGACTTGTCTGTGACATAAGTTCTTGAATGTAAATCCATTACGATATCACGAGGTTCAGCCATTGATGCTGATTTTAGTTCGGAGTCTGAGCCGTAGCCGAATAGGATGTTGGTTGCGAACCTGTCTCTCTTGACGACGAAGCGTCTTGGGACAATGATTGGCTTTATTACCGTTGGGGCTGTGACGTTAGTAGTTGTATCGTTGTTGGCGATAGAGGTGAAGATGGTGTTCTGAGAGAGATTCTCAACCTCAAAGTATTCGTTTCCGTTAGAATCGGTTACTGAGATTATCTCTGTGACGTTATTTCCTGGTAGAGTTAGTTTTCTGAACTTTACGAAGTCTCCGAGGTTCTTGAAGTCTTTCACTCGGTTTTCGCCAGAGACAACTTGTCCTGCTGCTCTTACGGCATAGAAAGTTGGTTCGCCTGTTGTTGGATTTGTCTTGGCGACGACTATTTCGTTTTCCGATGAAGCGAAGCTTACGTCTGCCGTGAGGGTGAATAGTGCTGATGCGGTTGAGGATAATGTTGAACCTGCCTTCAATATGGGTGCATAGTTCATATCTGGACCAGAGGCATCGCTGTTTGCTGGTATTAGAGCGTAGAGAGTTACGACTCCGTGAGTGGCTCTTGCGCCTTGGTGCTTGTATCCTACTGTTTGTCCGTGTTTGAGGACATTTTCGTATTCTATGGCTGTGGATAGGAAACTTTCGTTTGCTTGATAGTCAAGGTAGAACGAAAGCATGTCGCTTGTGTATGCGACGGAATCCAACATGAGAGCACCGAAACCTGCGGTGGAGAAATCCTTGAACGTGTCTGGATAGTATCTCTTTGCATATCGTAGAAGATCTTCCTTGATTGTCTGGAAATCTCTGCTTAGATAGTTGATGCTTACGTTGTCTCGTTTGTTACTCACTATTTTTGCCCTCTTACTAAATACTCATTCGGTGAATATTTTAAACCTTTATATTTAATGTGTCTGAAACGAAAGCGGATGGTATTTCGTAGTTTATAACAAGCTTGACGTAGTTTGAACTACTTGAACTCTCAAATGAACTGCCCATTTCTTCTCCATTCTCGGAAAAGAACTTGATGGAGCGGATGCTTACGCTTGGTAAATAAGTCCTTACTTGCTGCTCGATTTTTCTATTGATGTCTGATAATGTTCTTTGAGTGTTATTCATGAATAGGTAGCGTCTTAGCCCTACTCCGAACTTGGGATGCATTATTCTCTCACCTGGTGACGTCAATATTATCATTTTCAAGTTTTGGCGTGTCATTTGCTTGAGCGTTTTGTTCAAAGCGATGCCGTCAACTGGATCTGTATATAATGGTAGTTTTGGTGATATTCCCGACACTTGTTAGTTCTCCGCTATATAAGTAGTTTCAATATCTATTATGTTTTCAACTTTTCCAAGAACGGATCAATGTATGTGGTTTCTCCTGCTCCGTGGAGAGAGGCGAGGAAGGCTTGTAGGGTTGATAACTTTGTTTCGGCGAATAAATCTGTGACATGTTTTCCGTCTTCTGTTGCTTTAAAAACTGCTGGATCGGTTATTGCCGAGAGGTGATATGTTGATAATAAAGTAGCGGCGTCTTTTAATGGGAATACGTATGATATCAAATCTTGATAGATTTCGTTATTGAATAAGAGTGTTTTTACTTTACTATAGTCTACGATTGGTTCGCAGTCGTCGGTTGTTTCTTCAGGTTCTGGACCAGTACACTCGGCACGTATTACTGCGTCTGTTTCAAGGAATAATATCTCTGCAACATGTGTGTACGTACCATCATTATTGTTTATAAATCTAGTATTTGCTTCAAAATATGGCGCTAATATGGAAACTGATTGATCGACGACGAATCCATGTGGAGAAGAGTAAGCTCCGCGTGTCAGTAATATGTCAAATACAAAATCATCCCAAGATGATGAGTGATAGAATTTATCCAACCCCATCTCGGGCGCTATTGTCGCACTTATATCGTCTATCTCCATTTTTATTATTTCTAATATCGCCTCTTTATCTGTATTTAACTCTGGGACTTCGTTGCCTAAGAGTCCTTGAATTTCAAAATATTTAGAAGCTGTCTCTTTCATGTCTGAAAATATATCCCTTTCCAACGTGCTGGCAAAAGATTGATAATATTTATTCATCTCCACTTTTATGTCGTCGAAGACTGCTTTCTTAAACATGTCGCTCGTCATGAAACCTATATTGAATGTGTCAAACACTTGTAATGAGTTTAGAACTCTTTCGACTATGAAAGTTCTTATCATTAGGCGAAGTCCAGTTATTGAACCGCTTCGTCTAAGTGGCGTCAAGGTGTCGCAATAGTCGCCATTGGAAGATTCAAGCTTCATAATTGAATTTGTCAAATCGACGCTCGCTTCACTGACTTTTTTGTATCCAAGGATGTCCTGCTTGGGATATTCAAGTTCCAGTCCGTTGAGATATTCGTCCTCATACATTCTGTTGTTGGAAACTCTCTCTGCCATGTTTTCCATACAACCCTTCCAGATAACCTCATGCATTCCAACGACATCGTTTTTATACTGTGTCAAAATTTGTTGAAAGCTTTCAGCCGTCTCGCCAGATGGGATTATCTCCTCAAATATTTCCAATAGTCTCTTATGATATTCTTGTAGATTGTTCCCCTCTTCTACTTGGCTTTGAAAAAGTCCTGTTGCCGTATTGTCGGGAGCGTCTATTGTTGATGAATATCGCACTTCAAGCATATTGGATCTTGGTATTTTTCTACCAAGAAGGAGAGAAGATTGGTTTTCCATGTAATAATTTGATATTTTACTTTCAACTCTATCATATTCTACAAGTTCAATTCCAGAATCGTGCAAATCTTGTAATGAGGTGTAAATGGCATCTTGAAAGTTTACATCGGTAAGCGCCGTCACATCTCCTCTAACACCTCTTCGTTGAAACGATGTTATGACTTCGCTGAAACCTGGTGGGCGCAAGAGCGTTACTTCTTCTGACGTGGCTGGGGTTTTTCTAATATAGGTTTTTGTGATGAATGAATTTTTCCCTTCTCCCCAGCCGATACCTGATGCCTCTGTTTTGAGAACAAGCTCCACCATAGTGCCTGAGTCTAACGTCTCTTTTATACTGTCTTCCAACATGTCCGTTATATCGAAACTCTTGGTGTGACTGCCGTTTTCTTGCGAAGCCTCTTTCTGGAGATAATCTCCTATTTCAGATATACGAGCTTGTTGAGATGTGATAGCTAATTTATTCATAGTATCTACCACTTCATCTATTTTAGGCTCTATCTCGTTCCATGCTTCGTCAGATATCTTACCCTTGTCGTGAAGGCATTCCAACTCTTCTCTGGTAACTTCGTTCTCCACCTTCCCTTCCAATTCTGGTATTAAATCAACAATCATAAACATTAATGGCGGTAGAGTTATAGCCGTAGCGAGAATGGCTACAATGCTTCCGACGAGAACCCATCCAGTGCCCATAGTTCCTAAACCTATTGCCGTTAAAATCGCTAATCCAGCCGCAGCAACTAAGGCTGCGAGGATGAGGGTGAGGATTAATTCTATCCAGTCTAACCAATCATCGAGTTCGACGTATGGAGCAATGAACCAGTCTATAAACTCTTTTATGAATGAAAATTCTGGGTTCCATATTCCTGCATCGGAGAGCATTATTGCAAATGTGTCATCATCCTCTCCAAACCAGTTTAGTTTCTCCGTTGTGTATTTACCAGCATCGAAATCTTTGCCCCAATCGTATGTTCCTATATATTCTTCTGTAGCTTCAGCAGATATTTCAGTATCTATGTCATCTTCGGCGTCATCTGAGATTTTGTAACCGAGAGTAGATAGATTGCTATCGACTAATAGATTCAACCATATGGGATTTGCAGTGTCGTTTATCATCAAGTTCTTTGAATGTTCTGCGAATGATAGGGATGTTGGGTCTGTAATTCCTAGTTCATATCTTTCCTTCCACAGCGGAGCATATTGCAGCATCGATACATTGAAGTTATTTATTGTCGATGAGTATAGTCCTTCAGACACCGTTGCCATTGCTGCGGATATAACTGGCGGTGCCTCTGGTATTAGTGAATCCTCTGAACCGAATATGGATGGGAAATCGGGGAAGATTGAGCCGTCTTGGAATGACTTGAGGAGTTTATGCATTTTCTTTATCTTTTCGATAAATCTACTTTTTTCTATCGACATTAGTTCCTCTATCTCAGAATCGGATAATGTTGAATCCTTCTTTCTCAAGAAGTTTTTTCTCAGTATATCCTGATTTGAGCCATCTCCTAAGTCGCACATACTTGTTACAACTGGGGTTGACATGGAAGGATTTTCTAAGTGACTCCCATTCACCATTTCTCCGAGTGCAGAAAATAAGTCAGAGACATCTTCGGGGCTTTGGAATATCTCTGGGTTGCCTCTATTTAGGCAATCAAATGCAAGTTCCACAACATCGGCTGGCGCTGCGCCTTTGTATAGTGAATTAAGTTCCCCTTCCGTCATCACAACTTCTAAATCTTCCGTTGCTTTTCGGAATCCAGATATAACATTGGAAATAAGTTCTGGGGATATAAATACTTCTTCAACCATTCCAGTGTTTGGATTTGGTAGGTTTAGAGATACGCCTGTTTCTGACACGAGGGCATCCCACGATCCTACCATTTTTGAAGAGAAGTTTCCAACGACGCCCATGAACCCTGTTCCGCCAGAAGATAATACGGCATCTTGCCATGCTTGTGGATCAGATAGTTTTGAAACATCAATGCCTATTGTTTCCGACAACCAAGATGTGAATCCATCTCCGAACATATCTCCTATTGCTGGAAAGTCTGGAAGGGATGATACCATCTTGCACACATTGTCGAGGAAACTCATTATCAAAGAAACAAGTGAATTTATCAAAACATTATAAAGTTGCTTTAGAGCCAAATCCATTGTTTTTGCCAAATAATCCGTTGTTGGGAAGTTTGCTGGTATTGTTATCCCTTGGAACGCTGGTAGCCCAACTCTTAGTTGAAGTTCGTTTTCGCAACCGTCGTCTGGTCTACACAATCCAAGCATTTCAACGGTTCCGTCGGCAGAAAAGAACTGTCCTAAATCTGGATCGTCAAACACTGATGTTCCAAATTTTGTTATAGACTCCTCTAACATGCATTGTAGAGATTCCTCAAGAACACATCCCCAATTTGTTTTTTCCCATATGTCATTGTATATCTCTTTAAGCGTTTCTACTGGGTCTTTTGCAGAATCCCACATAGATCCAAGCGTTTCTTTGAGTTCTTCCGCCCCTTCTGTTGAAAGTCTCCAGTCGCCGATAAACTGCTTTGTTTGTGCTGCCGCTCTTGCAGCTTCCGCTCTGGTTGCTTTATTTAATATAATTCTATTTTCGCTACTGACGGTTTCGTCAGGCTTACACGACTTCTTGTCGAGATCTAAAGTTATTAGTTTTGCTATGTTTGCGAATGAAAATAGGTTTCCGTTGGCATCGTATTTATCCAACCCATCAAGAGTGTTCTCCTTTGCCTCTATGACTGGGGTTGGGTAAGTGTGTTGAGTTAGAAACTGGAAGATGTCGAAGTCGAGGCTTAGTTGTTTTGTCAATGAATGTGACATATTCCCAAGTTGAATGAGATAGTTCGCAGTAGTTGAATGATTGAGTAGCGATGCTTCCAAGAAACAGTCATATCCTATCGTGTGTTTGTTTCCGTCTATTAGTACGAAGACTGGGTTATAATTGTAGTCAAATCCTACCTCCATTAGAGATTCTACATCTGTATCACACTCTTCTTCTTTTATGGCTGTTGCGGTGACGGAGTTGAGATTTAAATATCTTCTTATTACACTCTTGACTTGTTTTAGTCTCTTTATTTCTTTGACGATGTTGATGTTCGTCATGTATTTATTTGCTTTCGCCATTTTAGGAAGGAAGCCTTCCATACTGGCTGTGATATAGTCTATGTCTCGCTCGTAGTTTTCAACTGAAATGAACGCTGATAGATATCCTTCTGATGGCTTGTTGATGTCGCAAAATGCGTCGTTTACTGTATAATCGTCGAATGTGCTTTTTGGTATTTTTACCAATACTTTCATTCTCGCACATGCTCGTGTGCTTATAAAATTGTCTGGAGTTGATGCTGCGTCGTATAGCTTAGTTGGAGTTATGGTAGTGACGCTTGCTTGAGATATTGTGATTTCAACGCCATCTGAAGCGACTTGTGACAGAGATGTTGACAGAGGCTCTGAAATATAAGTTTTTCCATAAAACCTTATTAGTCTATCTATTCCATATTCTTTTGCTTCTTTTAGTCTCGCATCTTTTTCTCCGCCGAAGGACTCGTATTTGCTTTTGACAGTGATGCAAAGGTTTCCGAGGGAGTCTTCAAATGGGAGGCACTCGTTTAGAAGACGCCAATCTCCAAGTTCTTTGAAGTCAAGTATGTTCATGTTAGTTTACCTTGTTATATTTGCTACAAATGTATTTTGACGAAGCGGGATTTAGATATCTATTATGCCATCCGATATTTGTATTCATTCTTCCCTTGAAGTTGTCAACCATTGCTTCCGCTGTTGCTATAGCGGCGTTTATTCCAGCAGGGATGAGTTCTATAGAAGGAGTCGTTGGTCCGCCAACAACTGGCACGGATACGTGAGTGTGTGCAGCTATTGTACTATTATATGAGGCTTGATCTTTCAGGAAATTGAGAATGAGAGAACTGAGTTCGTCGAATCTAGCCTCCAAGGAGGTGAGCGCCTCAACCATGTTGTTTCCCCTTATCATTGGTTGAAGTCCTTCGTCGTCGTTTCCAGCCATTACATCTATTCCTGCGCCTGTGGCACCTGAGAACTGGACGCCTGAGCGTGGAGAGGTTACTAGTTTTATCCCTTGTCTTCCGATTATTCTTATGGCGTCGGCTTTGATTCCTATTCCTGATTTCGCAACAGATCTATTTGTTCCCCTTAATGCGAAGTTGTCGTCTATATCTGTTTTTTGGCTTATGTATATTCTTGCAGCATCGTTGGAGAAGCTTGGATCAGCATTTGCATCATTTGGTGCGCCTCGTCCTACAACTATATCTATTGAGCTTGCTTGAGTGTGTCCCTCTCCACCATAACCAGATGCTCTTGATGCTGGACGATCTCTTCCGAGGACTATCCACGAGTTCCCGTGATGGGATACTCTTTCATCCGTGGCGTTGATATAATTAGGAAGTGGTTCCTGCATAGGGCTACAGAAGACTCCATTGTCATCTGGTAGCGCCTCTATTTGAGCGGGAGTGAATCCGTTGTAGTCTACTGCATCTATTGTGTTTGACATTGTATTTATCCTATTTAACTTTGTGGCGGCATAGCTAAGACACCGACGGAAGCGTTGGCTCTAGTGTTGGTTCCAACCCCTGCGGCTCCATTGTCCAAGAATGGTGAAATACCTGCTCCAGCGGTGGTATCCCATCCTGGATACAATGTATCAAACTTATCTGGTAAGTGTGCGTTTCCATACCCTATCCAAGAATTAGTTTTGCCGCCAGTTAGATAGTCTGAATGAGTTGTTAGATTTGGGAAATATGCGTTCCACCAGTTTCTTGCCTTCATTGGGTGTCCGCTGCTGTTCCCTTCTCCGACGGCATGAACTCTCTTTACAATCGAGAACATTGTTTTTGGCTGATGCCCATTTGCGCCCCATTTCGGATGTTTTGCCCATTCTGGTTTTTCTTGTCCAGTCCAGTTTCCCCAATATTCCCAGTGCCACCTTTCTTTTGTAACTCCTCTTATAAAGCCATATTTCCACGCATTCATTGTAAGCCACTCAAACGGTCTTCCAGTGTCTCCATGGACATCAAAGTCTACCGCTATTCCATTTTGGTGATTTGACATTCCTGGTGCCGCAGCCAAGCCGCCGTTGCTTGCGAGTCCTTTTTCTCTAACGATTTGCTCTTGTTGCTCCATCGTTCTGAATCCACTGCCTACTTCAAGAACCACTCCGTTTGTTGCTGCGGCGTCTATCATTGCTCTCAAATATCCTGCAACCTCTTTGATTACCATCTGTCCGTCAAACTCAACAAACTCTGTTGCTGTTCCGATTTTAGTTCCGCTTCTATATAAGTCTTGCCTGTCGTCAAAATCAGGATCTGGCTCTACGGAGGCTGGTGCGGCTGTACCGACAGGTGGACCTGCATCTGCCTTAGATACATTTGCACAAGTAACTACTAATGCTGGGACTACAGAGGTTGATGCCGCAGTTGGTACTTGATTTGAGGATTCAACTCCCGAGGGGGGCGATGGGGCACCTTCTATCTCTTCAATGTCTGTTTGATCTTCTGCCATTTTATTTCATAACCAAGTTAATAAGTAATTTTCGTACAGTGCTTTTATACTGCATTGGGAGCTACCGATTTGTTTGCTGGAAGTTGGAGTCTTAGTCCCTGTATGGGATCAACGTGATTTGAGCCAGGTGCTGACGGCTTGTACCTACGAGGTGTGTGAGATGGAGCCCACAACTCCCAGTGTAAGTGTGGACCTGTGCCTAGTCCAGTGTGTCCAGTTTTGGCGATTTTTGAAGTCATACTAACTGTGGCACCAACGCTAACCAAAACTTCTTGCAAATGATTATATTGAGTATACAGCGTCTTTCCATCAATAGTGTGCTTGATTCTCACCCAATTTCCAAAGCCCCTTCCGTCGCCAGAGACATTGCAATATCCAGTGCCGTTTTGACACGGATTCCCATCGGCTGATCTCTTGTTCATGGATACAACTTTTCCGTGTCCGATTGCGGGATAGACATCAGTTCCGAGAGGTGCTCCGATATCTATGCCTGGGTGAGCGGCGGATTTTGTAGTTGCTCCAGCAACTGGTGGACGAGATGTCTGGAAATGACTTGTCATAGTTCCTCTCGTGGGCCACTGCGAGGGCTCTCCAGCAGAGATAACAGGTTCAAAATGTGGCGTACCGCCGCCTGTGTTGGTTCCGAGTGGATCTCCAGTCGGATGGTGTACAGAAACACCTTTCTCATCACATGCGCTGAAACCTCCTCCTGCTGAAGGGATTCCTTCCAACTCTTTTATGACTGCATTGGCGAAGTCTGGTTCATTGTTGACTATGTTGACGACATATGCTCCGCCTCGGAGTCTTCTGTTTTCATAGTCTATTCTTACACAAGCTCCTTGTAGTAGCTCGGCTTCTATCGCAGCGTCATTGACGACGCACTTTGTAAATCTCTCAACATTGAAAACAGTCGATGTTCCCTGAAAGGCTGGAATAACTCCGACATTTTCTGTGCTGTCTGGTAAAACCCATACCCAATACTCTGGGAAGTTTGACACATACGTCGCCGTCATTGTCTCTGATTGTTCTGGTGTTGCTCCGAATCCAGTAAGTATAGCAAGCGCAGATTCGAGCCAAGTTGTTTTTTCTTCTGGCGTGGCGGCTGTTGGAGTTCCTGCAACGGGCTGGAGGACTATTGCCTTTCTGGTTGGATTTTTAGAATGGAGAGTCCTGCTTCCGCCTTCTTTAATCTGATTATTGTTTAGTGCTGTCGAAAGAGACACTGGTTCTAGATTTCTAGTTGACGTTATTGACTCTAAGGAATCTACATCATAGTTCAGAAGATTGGCTAAGACTCCACCTATGTCTAAGTTATTTGAC